TGTAACTGGTGCTCAAGGCATTCAAGGTGTAACTGGCTCTAGGGGTGCTACCGGTGGAACTGGCTACGCTTTAGGTGCAATGCACTACACTTACACAACTGTTACTAATGTGCCACCAGGATATTTTAACCCGTTTGTAACCACGGGTGTTGTGGACACTTCATCTGGAACTCCCGTAGTCACTTTTACTCCAAACATTGTGATTAGTGCAAACGAATACTACGGAGCGGAAGTTGGCAACTATATTGTAGCCTCGATGAGTAACAACAATTCGCAACGACAAGCACTTGCAATTGTTCGTTCCATGAGAGATCCAAGCGGCTTCTTTGGTGTTTACGCTCTCAAGAATCCGTATACAGTTGTAAGTCTTACAGGGCCCGATGCTGTTCCCGCCCCGTCAACAGATACTCCTCCTCCAGCGGCACAATACGATCCTGCCGCAGGAATCAGTTACTATCGTTTACCAATCAAGGCAACTCTTGCGGCAAGTGGAAATTATGTGGCAGGAGAAATGTATTCCATAATTCTTGTTCCTAGTGCAAGTGATGGCTCGCCAGGAGCAAAAGGTGCAACTGGAGCCAGAGGCGCAACAGGCGAAAGTGTTAATGCCGGACTTTTAACTTATTATTATGCTGGAGACCAACTTTTAGACTTGGGCGCAAGTGGACAACCTGGAGATAAAGGCATTCTTTCATATTATACTAATGGATCTTGGTTCTTTACTAATAAAGACTACTTTGGAAATGATGCTTCTTCATTGTTTGAAACAATTGGTCAAGCAAATCTTTATCAAACTTCTTCGGGTATAACTGGAACAAGGCAGAGAAACGGTGTTCAGATGACTATTCGCTCATTGAGCGAAACTGGATCTCGATATCTACAAACTTTCTACCTTAGTGGAAATTATGTTAAAAACACCACTAGTCCTGGAGGAACTGCTTACTACATGTTGGAAGGAAATCCAGGCTCAACCGCTTCAGGTAGTGCTGGTGGATTGCTTCCAGGAACTTTGTATGGTATTTCTCTTAATCCAATGGCGATTAAAGATGGAACAGGATACAAACAAGACGGAAGTGAAACTACGATTGTAATTACAGACGATACTGGAGTTGATGTGGATTCTGCTGTGGCAGATGATGATAGCACTGTTATATCTGAACTCGCAGCATCTGATCCGCTAACATATCAGTATCCGTATGGAGCATCTAAAGATATTGCAGAACCTACAAGTGGCCCAAGTCTGTTTAACGCGATGGAAGGATCATATTCTTCTCGCAGATTTAACAGTTTAAGCACATCTCCAGTTTGGGCTCAGTTGTCTGTTAAAAATTCATTCAACTATAATCTATCCTTGACTTCTCAGCCGTGTGGTGGCAATTGCCAAGGTGGAAGTGGTTACATTGCTCTTTGTGATATTGTTCGTGATCCTGATGTGGGAAATTACTACACTGCACCCCGAGCAACAAACATTCTTTTGGCTAAAACTTCAGCAAACACGGTTATAGATTCAAATGTAACTCAAGTTGTTGACGGTTGCTCGGTAAACATCTACGGAGGAACTGGCGCGTATTTCTCCAAAGTTCCTGTCGGAATTTCTGCAAATTATATGAATACAGGCGGAGAAACTGGCAGAAACACCTTGGTGGTTGATGTTTACATGAACACCAACAATGTTGTGGCTGGAAACTACATTGGTATTCGTCCAGAATACTTTAATCTTGCTCTAACAGCAGATGCAACCGGACATCAATCTCTTGCTGGAATTTACAAAGTAGACTCTGTTTCTACCGATAAAGTTCGTGTCCACACTAGTGTTCCGTTTGGAGCAAGTGGTTCGTCTGTTTTCACAGGATACATTACTGGTGGAATTAGTGGCGATTTTAATCGAGTAGATGTGTATACCGTATCAGTAAATTTCAAAGACTGTTCGGGATACATTGTAAATTCTGGTGAACTTACACTAGGATTATCTTCTTACGGATTGCCTTTCGTAGTCTCGTTCGAGGGAACCACTTCTGATTCTCAAACAGCAAAGGCAATAAGTGTTATTAACTCTGGATTTGTAGAAGTTGGAGAAAATGTGGCATTCTACGGATGGCCCGCATATGGAGCCGCACTCTATGCGGCATCATCAGGAAATTTAAAGGCAGATAATCCAATCGTATCAAAATGCGGGCATGCCGTTGTTGCGAAAGATGGTGGAGTTATTGATATTGCCAACCCAATATTAACAGCAAACACATACGGAATGTATTCAAGAAGTGGTGGGTCAATACATGTTATGAATTTTGGTAACAGTCCATCTTTTACAACAGTAGTAAACAATGCTGTTATGGGAGTTCTTGATAGTGGTATAATTGAAATCGAAGACAGTAGAGCAAATCTAATGTCCAACAGATTCCAATCTGGATTCTACTTCGGAGGAAACTCTAGTTTCTTTGCAGGCGCAGGCCCAGAGTCAGCGGGATTGACTGGAGCAACTGGATTGAGTTCAATCTTTACTAGTTCTACAGGTGGAGCAACAGGCACAAGTGGAAACACTGGTGGATCTAGTTTCTTTATACCATCTCCTGATTCCGCTGGAGAAGCAGAACTAACTTATGGATTTGGTGTTGTTGGAGTTAGTCAAACAGGCAACTCTTCACTTCGTGCTTCCACAAAAAACACAACTTCAGGAGTGAATCGTCAAATATACACAAGTCCAATAGTTGCTGGCGCTAAAGCCCCAAATTTTGGATTCCCAAGAATAGGTGTAGTAAATCCACCAATAGAAGGCAATTATTGATCCATGAAATTTGAACGATTAGAATCGGGCGACTTTATGATTGATGGAGTTCTTGTTAGACGACAAGTATTTTTTATGCTTGAACCGCACTATTCTGAACCCATGAATACGATACACATGAAATATGAACAAGGTGTTGGTAGAATTATAACCACCACAGAAAAACAGTATCGTATTGATGGAGTATGGGAAGAAGGAGATCGTTATTTCCGTCGCCTATACGATTTCAAGAAGGCTAGCGGAATTGTGGAAACACAAATAAATCAAGAACTAGCAGAAACTAACGCTTTAATGAAGTCGGTTGAAGAAAAATCGTATAGAGATTCCCGTCGAGACGAATACCCACCCCTAACAGACTTGGTTGTTGCTTTATGGGAAAATTTAGTGGAAAAGAAGTCTAAAAAAGACTCAGGTGTTGAAGCAATTCAAAAACTGAGGAAAGCCATAAAGTCTAAATATCCTACGGAGAATGCCGATGCCCTCAGTGAGGACGAGACAGAAACTGATTGATTACGCTCTACGGGCTTTAGGTTCGCCTGTAGTGGAAATAAATGTTGATGACGATCAGGTTCAAGATCGCGTCGATGATGCTATTCGTTTTTTCTCGGAATACCACTTTGACGGTGTTGAGCAGGTATATTTAAAATATCAGATTCAACCCCAAGACATTGCAAACAAATACATCACAATTAAAGCGGACAATCCAGGATTTCAATCCTCGGATACAACCTTTAATAACGAGGAAGATCCAACAGCAGCAGACATTCTGCTTGAAGACTTGATGACCAGCGTAACTAAAATATTTCACATCACAGCACAGTCTGTAGGAATGTTTGATGTTCGTTACCAATACGCACTAAACGATCTTTACACCTTTGGAACCATTGATCTAGTGCAATATGATCTCACCCAACAGTATTTGTCTCTTTTGCGCCAATACCTATCACCAGAAAAAATGGTGAACTTTAGCAGAGTCACAAATAAACTATACATCAATATGGATTGGAAGTTTGTTCAGCCTGGACAATACTTTATCATTGATGCATATCGAATTCTTGATCCTAGAATTTATACCGAAGTATACGAGGATCGTATGTTGAAAAAATATGTTACCGCTCTAATCAAAAAGCAGTGGGGCATAAATTTAAGCAAATACAGTGGCATCAAGTTACCAGGTGACATTACTTTTAATGGCGATAAAATTTTATCTGAAGCAAAAACAGAAGTGGATGAGATAGAAAAAGAAATCATTGCCAAGTATGAGTTGCCAACCGATTTTATGATGGGATAACCCGTGGCACTCAATCCGTATTTCAATAAGTTTAAGAATCAGCCTGAACAGAATTTAATTGAAGCCTTAACTATCGAGGCAATTAAAATTCACGGAATGGAGATGTATTATCTTCCCCGTTCTATGGTGCATCGTGATGACTTTTTTGGTGAAGCACCGTATTCACGATTTTCTACTTTTAAGATGATTGAAATGTATATGGATACAACCACCGCATTTGAAGGTGGTGACACTTTCACTAAGTTTGGCTTCGAAATTAGGGACAATGTGAAATTTACAGTTTCAAGAAAACGATTCAAGCGAGAAACTGGAATGGATAGACCAATGGAAGGAGATTTACTGTTTCTTCCATTAAACAACGGCTTGTTTGAAATTAAGTTTGTGGAGCACGAAAATCCTTTCTACAGTTTAGGCAAATTACTTTCTTTCCAACTAACATGTGAACTGTTCCAATACAGCGAGGAAAAGATGGAAACCGGAGTCCCAGAAATAGATGTTGTGGAGGACATAAACGGTTACAGTATTACCCTCTCTCTAGGAGCAACCAGTGGAACAGGAACTTTTGGAAAAGGCGATCTCGTATACCAGTATTCGAGTGGATCAATCACGGGAGGCGTTTCGGGCGCAGATGCTAAAGCGACCGTTCTTTCCTATGACCCGAGCAGTCCAAACACTATTATTCTCACTGATGTATATGGTAAGTGGCTCGCGTCCTCGGGCGGAACGACTCGATATGTAACTACGAGTAGCAACTCTCTTTATCGAACTGTATCTGGCATCAACGATTCGTTTGGGGAATTTGTTGATGATACAAACACCAAGATACAAGAAGAAGCAAATCAGTATTTAAACTTTACTGAAAAACATCCGTTTGGAGATCCGTGATAAATGCTAGAACACTTTTACCATCAAACGATTCGTAAAGTTGTAGTAGCATTCGGTGCGTTATTTAACGATATCTACATCTCTAGACTTGACGATAATAACGCTGAAGTGGAACGAATTAAAGTTCCTATTGGTTACGGCCCACAGCAAAAGTTTATTCGTCGTCTTGCTAGAATTGGGACAGATTTTGATGCAAATAAGGTTCGCATTGAAAACTATTTGCCTCGTTTATCCTTTGAAATTGCAAACATCTCTTACGATCCTAATCGTAAATTAAATCCATTAAATCGAACTGTTTTGTATAAAAATGCTTCAACTGTAAAAAGCAGATACGAAAAGGTTCCGTATAACATGGATATAAATCTTGGAATTATGACCAAGAATACTGAAGATGCTCTACAGATCATGGAACAGATTCTGCCGTATTTCCAACCAGAATACACGGTTTCTATTCGCATGAATGATATAGATCAAAATGTAAACATTCCAATTGTGTTTAAGAGTTGCAACATAGGCGAAGGCGATGATGGTTCTTATGGTGGATACGATCTTCGTAAACTGACTTACGCATCCATGATCTTTACGGCTAAACTATACTTGTATGGCCCAATCAGCGATGTGGGAGTCATCACAGATACCGGTGGCGTAAGTCTTGGTGCAGGGCCATCATCAGTTTCAGGATCTTTGAGTGGAATAAACATTATGATTGGCATACCAAATGGCCCAACTGCTGCAAACATTCGAGTGTATCCAAACACAGGAGTTACTGCGGGTTCGTATGTTCCTGAAGGCCCAACAGCACAACACCAAATTACAGAATTCCCCGGCAACGGGTGATTGATAGGAGTTTATATGAATGGTGAATCTAAAGTTGATATGAATTTGGATAATGCAATTTTTGGGCAACCTTTGCCTGAACATCAAATAACAAAGACTACCTCTTCTCTTCCTGTCAAAATAGACTCTTCCGTAACAGGAAATACTGACACAGATCGAGACTACCGAGAAGTCCGAGATAATCTTAAGCGTGTTATTGTTCAGTCTGAAGATGCAATTCAAGGTGTTCTTCAGGTGGCTCAGGAAACTCAAAGTGCCAGAGCCTATGAAGTTGCTGCACAATTAATACAAGCCACACTAGAGGCTAATAATAAACTAATGCACCTTCATAAGCAGTTAAAGGATATCAAACGCGAAGATCCATTGAAAGCAGGTGGTAATGTAACCACCACAAATAACAATATTTTTGTGGGTAATACCTCTGAACTTTCTAAGTTCTTGCGGGCTCGTAAAGATTTAGAAACCGCAACCAAAGAACTTCCGTCTGGTGGAGATATCATAGATGCCCGCTAAACAAGGAATTGCTTATCTTGGCAACGCTCTGCTCAAAGGGCCTGGAGTCAAGATTGAATACTCCAAAGAACAAATGGAGGAGTATGTAAAATGCTCGGAAGATTTACAATACTTTCTAACCAACTATTTCTACATTCGTTCTCTTGATAAAGGCCCAATTCTTTTTGATCTTTACGACTATCAAAAAAGGTTTCTAAAAGAAGTTAGAAACAATCGTTTTACAATCTGCAAGTTTCCTCGTCAGACAGGCAAAACCTCATGCGTCACTGGCGATATTCTACACATGACGCAATTTACTCCCGACTACAAAGTAGCCGTTCTAGCCAACAAGCAGAAGACCGCAACAGAAATTCTTGATCGTATCAAATTGGCGTATGAACGACTTCCTATGTGGCTGAAGCAGGGTGTGGTGGAATGGAACAAAACCTCGATTAAATTTGAAAACGGCTCCAAAATTATTGCTTCGTCAACATCTGCAACAGCCGTTCGTGGTGACTCTTTTAACTACATCATGTTGGACGAGTTCGCATTCGTTCCCAACAATATTGCCGACGAGTTCTTTGCCTCCGTATATCCAACAATTTCATCAGGTAAAACTTCTAAAGTTGTAATCGTGTCAACCCCAAAGGGCATGAACATGTATTACAAAATTTGGAAAGATGCTTTAGCCGGAAGGAATCCATACAAAGCGATTGAGGTTAAATGGTGGGAAGTGCCTGGTCGTGATGAAGCATGGAAAGAAACCACAAAGAAGGCGTTAGGTTCAGATCGTTTATGGCTAGCAGAGTATGAGTGTGAATTCTTGGGTTCAGAAGATACTCTGATACGACCAACCAAACTTTCAACTCTAGTTTATGATGATGTTAAACTAGCAACTAGTGATGGACTTAACATCTACAAAGAACCAGAAAAAGATCACATATACGCCATGACAGTAGACACCTCTAGGGCTCTAGGACTAGACTATCATGCGTTCGTGGTTATAGATGTAACCAAAATGCCGTATCAAATTGTGGCAAGATTCAGAAACAACATCATGCCCGTAATGCTTGTTCCAAACATGGTTGCTTCTGTGGGGGCTAGGTATAACGATGCCTACATTTTGGTGGAAATGAATGACACAGGACAGCAGGTGTCCGACATTTTGCACGAAGAGATGGAATATGAGAATTTAGTTACCACCACGATTAAAGGTAAAAAGGGTCAGCGAGCAACAGGGTTCGGAGTTGGGCGAGTTCAATATGGTGTAAAGATGTCGAATCAAATTAAAAAAACCGGCTGTCTTGTTCTGAAAGAACTAGTGGAAAACGATAAGATAATTTTAACCGATTTTGATGTGATATCCGAGTTGTCCACCTTTGTGAGCGAGAAAGCCTCCTACGCGGCTTCTGAGGGCTATAACGACGATCTGGTGTCCTGCTTGGTGATGTTTGGTTGGCTAACCACCCAATCATATTTCCGAGACTTGGTTAATACGAACATCCGAAGAAAACTCATGGAAGAAAAAATTAAGAAAATGGAAGAAGATCTGCTTCCGTTTGGTTTTTTAAGTTCTGAAATGGACAACTCCGATCAGGACGCAATAGATTTGGGCAGAGAGTCTAAACCTAAAAATACTCCACAATATGGCGATTTTAATGATAGTGGCACATACGGGGGTTGGTAATTTACAGATTATCCCTAAGTAACCGATTTGCTAAATACACATCGAAACCCAAAAGTTCTTCATCCTTAACAAGGAGACCGATAGATGGCATTCCAATTAAGTCCTGGCGTAAATGTAACTGAAAAAGATCTAACCACAATCGTTCCTGCTGTAGCAACAACCTCGGCAGGTATGGCTGGCTTGTTTGAGTGGGGCCCTGTAGGGCTTCCCGTTCTTGTCAGCACCGTTCAAGAACTAGGTGCTCTTTACGGCTTACCTAGAGAATCAAACTATGAGTGGTGGTTTACTGCTTATAACTATCTCGGATACGGTAATAATCTTAAAGTTGTTCGCTGTGTTGACGAAGGCGCAACAGGTGCTAAGAACGCAACCCCAAGTGGTCTAACCGCAGCACTAGTAAAAGTTCCTTCAGATGCAGAAAGCATTGTTCCAGGCACAAACGGTTCATTCATGGCTCGTTATGCTGGTGAACTAGGAAACTCGCTATGGGTTGATCTTTGCGGTGGAGCAACCAGTGGTGGCGCAGGTGCAACATTCGGTTCTTGGACATTCAAGAGCCTGTTCGGTGTTACGCCAACCCAAACCTCTTACGCAGATCGTCTAGGTCTAAGCGGATCAAACGATGCATTCCACCTTGTTGTGGTGGATAAAGACGGTAAGTTTAGCGGAGCCCCTGGAACTGTTCTAGAGCGTTACGAAAATGTTTCAATCATTCCTGGTGCAGTAAACTCGGATGGAACTTCTTTGTTCTACAAGAGCAAGATTAATGCCGAATCGCGTTACATTGTAACCACAGGTAGTTTGGCTGCATTTGACGGAACCACATTTGCCACAGGATTCACCGCAGGTGGAACAAGCGTAGTTGCCTTCACCAAGTCTGGTGATAACTACACCTCGGGCGGTGCATATTACGCCAAGATGAACGGCGGAACCGGTCAATTCTCGGGCGCAAGTGATATTGTAGGAAAGATTGACAACGGATTCGAGGCTTTCTCTGATCCTGACAAGGTTGATGTTGCTCTGCTTCTTGGTGGCCCACTAAGCGGCAATCAAGCACAGCAATTGTGCGATATCGCCAAGGCTCGTAAGGATTGCGTAGCCTTTGTTTCTACTCCAAATAAGAATTCCGCAGACAGTTCTTCAACCAAGTTGGCAAACTGCTCAACTCTAAGAACTGCTGTTGGTAACAACAACTACGCATTCATCGACAGCGGTTACAAATACATGTATGATCCGTTCAACGATGTGTATCGCTATGTTCCGCTGAACGGTGATACCGCAGGGTTGTGCGTCAGAACCGACATCACAAACGATCCTTGGTGGTCGCCAGCAGGCTTCAACCGTGGTCAAGTTCGTAATGTTGTAAAGTTGGCATTCAATCCAAGCAAGGCTGAACGCGACACAATTTATTCAAACGGAGTTAACCCTGTTGTTACCTTCTCGGGCGAAGGAACTGTGTTGTTCGGTGACAAGACTGCACAAACAAGACCATCGGCTTTCGACCGTATCAATGTTCGTCGTCTGTTCATCGTGCTTGAGAAGGCGATTGCAACCGCTGCCAAGTATAGCCTGTTCGAATTCAATGATGCATTCACCCGAGCCCAATTCAAGTCGCTAGTAGAACCATTCCTACGCGATGTTCAGGCTCGTCGTGGCATCACCGATTTCAAGGTTGTATGCGATGAGAAGAATAACACACCACAAGTTATCGACAGCAACAACTTTGTTGCCGACATCTATGTGAAGCCAAATCGTAGCATCAACTTCATTCAGTTGAACTTTGTTGCT